CAGAAGGCGGCGGCATCCTGGCCCCCGCCTTGCGCCCGAACTCCACGAACGCCCCATACTTAACCGTCGGCCCGACTTTCACCCATTCGGGGATGACCTTGCCGTCAATCTGAACCTCTATCGACGCCCGTAGCCGTCCAGTGTCCACCGGAGCCAGTATCGCCGACTCGCGCTGGACGGCGAGACCCGACTGTCTCATGCCCTTGGTCACCTCCTCGCCGAGCCAGTGAGGCGCAGAGCGAAACGTCCGCGTCAGTTGGTCGAACCCGTGCAGAGTGACGGTGTACTGTGGTGTCGGTTTAGGCATCAGGGAACTGCAACTGTCCTTTGGTCTCGATTGCTGTGCGAACTTGCTTGTAAAGCATTAACCTGCTTACGACGTCGGCAGGCGTCGTCTCCAACTCCTGCCAACTAAGCCCGGTTTCGTGCATTGTGTGAGCGACTATATAATCCGGCGGGACCCGGCCTCCTTTGAGGCCAATGAATAGCTTCTCGGCCTCTAGCTTCTGACCATCCGCTCGAATAAAGGGAGTATGGAATTGTTGACGACCTCCATAACTTCACCGATGTCCTCTATGTCCATTTGCTCGATGGCATCGGCTGTCACCTCGTCATCAAACGACCATTTGATAGTGAGTTCCTGAAGGACAATGTTGATGTTGTCCTCGTCGGTGGCCCCAGGTTGCGCCATCGCCTTGCGAATCTGCATGAGTTTGCCCCATGCGGGCCTCGTATTCAGTTCCCACCAACCGCCCGTGACAGGCAATTCGATGCGCTGGACTGAATGACCGTTCTGGGAAGCCTTCGCCTCGCCAATAGTCGGCATTAGAATGTCCCTCTGGTAACCGTTCCCTCTACTTGCAGGCTTGCAGACCATGCAACGAGCGAGCCGACGGATGAATCTACGGCCAACTCAGTAACCCAGCATGTGCCGGAGTATTTCAGGAACCCGCCCGTGTTGCCCTTCGGCCCATACGAAAAGGCCACCGCCGCCGTATGCGTCCTGAGAGGGCCGAGAACCGCCTCTGGGCCTGTTGTGGCGGTGTCATCGAAGTGACCGCTCAAGCTGATGGTGACATTCTCCAGGCCTGGGTGAAACGTCGCCCCGCTATCGCCCAGAGCGGTGGCCTCGTTGAGGTTTCTGGCTCCAGGCAATCCGCTGATTTCGGTGATGTATGTCGACAGGTCTCGGTTGGCTGTCCCGCCGCTGTCGGTTATCAGGAATTTCGACTTACTGCTATCAAAAAGTGCCATTGTTTTATACTCCTATGCGCGGTTGTATGAGATGGCGAAGGTGATTGACCCGGACGAGGCGTCGAGGACTACTCGTTGCCGGACATATCGGTTGAGAGTCCCTGTGAAGCTATTTTTGGCGGCTCCCACCGCGCTGACGTTCACCGAGGAGACGTCCGACCAACTAGAGTTGTTCGCGCTGTGCTGAAGGACGACTTGCCACCGAGCGTTCCCGCCGGAAGCAGTAAAGGCGAACACATGGTAGACCCAATCTCCACCGCTAGCGGACGACGCGGCATCATCTATGGATGTGCCAGAGGTCGAGGCCGTGACGGTTGATTTCGTCCCAGTGGATTTTGAGCGGGTCACAAGGCCCATGTTGATGCTCGCGCTCATGGCTACCAGTGAGCCAACGGAGGCATCTACCGACGGGTCTTCTCCTATCCATGCCCCACCGCTCGCCATGCTGAGTTTGCCAATGGCGTCGGTGCCTGGATAGTACGAGACAACCGACTCGGCAGAAGCCCCTTTCAGAGCGTTGACAATGACCTCAGAGCCGCTCGTCCCGTCGTCGTATAGCCCAGACCATGACAGCGTCGGCGTTTCCGTCCCAGGGTGGAATGTGGCCCCGGCAGAGCCAAACGTCGTCGCCTCATGCAGGTTGCGGGAACCAGTTAGTCCGGCCTCTGTGGTGTAGGTCGTTATGTCGTACTGGGCCATGTATACAATTGTGTCCTTGCTGTCATATAGGGTCATGTCGCCACCTGTTTTACAAACTCGAAAACAAAATCAGCCGCCGCGTATCGGCCCCCGCCGACGTCTCGATAACCCACGTTCTCAACACTGATGAGCCGCCCCGTGTCAACGGCGCTATCCCAGGTAGTGTCGGCGTCAACCGCCGCCTCTATGCTATTCGTGCCCAACGGCTCCATGTAGGCGTCCAACTCGTCGAACGCCTGCTTGGTCGAGGCCGACGAGACGAGCAACGTGCCGCGTATCGTTCCCTGGAACGTGGAACCGCCTATTGTTTGCTCGGTGTCCCGACCCTCAAACAGTAGGACCATCGCAGGCATCTCATGAACGTCCTCCGGCGGGTAATCGAATACCTGTCGGATGGCCGATATATTGCCTATCAGCGTCGACAACCCGTCCTTGGCGTTGGCTATCTCCGAGGCCATTAGATGACCCCCATCGCTATCTTGCGATAGGGCCGCACAGCCTGTTTGACGTCCTGGTCAACGCCTCGGAATATCTCCATCAGCCCACCCTCCAGGCCGACGGCATTGGCGAAGCTGGAGTCTTTGCGCTTCCACATCCTCGCCGCCTGGATAATGACCGCTTCTCTAACCGGGTCTGGGTATTCGTACACGCTGATAGCCGCGCCGCCGGAATGGGTGGCGGCAGTCGTTCCATTCGCTCCCCTCACCACTGTGAGAGTATTGCCCGAATAACTCTGAACATATAGCTGTTCGGAGTCGATTAGAATGGTATGCCCAGCCTCCACATCAGTGCGGGAAGATACCGAGAACGTGGTTGCGGTAGTCGAGGAGATAGCGTCAGCGGTCTCGGTGGCTGTGAACGTGTGTTGCCAGAACCCCCAGACTCCAGCCACCTGGACGGTCTGTGCGCCCTGGGTGAAATACGATTTCGTCCCGTTGCTATCAATCAATATCTCGGTGTAAGGGCGGGAGTTGGAGTTCTCACGGGTCGCTGGGTCGGCATTGTTCGGCCTGAGCAAATAGTCAGTTGTCGCCCATGTCGCCTCGAACGTGCGGTTGATGTCGTCGTCGGTCTTCAGAGTCGTTACGCTAACGAGGTCAGGCATCAGCATCTTGTCTTCGCCGGAGCCGTCGAAGGTTCTGGTTGCTGACAGCGCATAGAAGTGCCGATTGCAGAGGCGGTCTATGACGCGACTCTGGCTCTCTGCGAGTAGCCGAAGCCGCGTGTCGTCACCGCTTCCAGTGACGTTCAGCACCGAACTGGACTTGAGAAGGTCAACCGAGACGTAACTATTCATCAGATATTGATACGACCTCGGCTTCAGGTTTCGCTTCTAAGGCCGCTAGACGCTCTTTTAAGCCGTTGTTCTCGGCTTCAAGCATAATCATACGCATCACTTCGCCAGCGGCTGGCAGACGCCGGAACAGTTCGCCCAGCATCTCGTTGGTTATCTGCACTTGTTCGGTTGCCCCGTTCTGGTTGGTCATTGAAAAGAGTCCTCCTACGTTGCTGGTGCGAATACTAGATAGGTGACGGGATTCTCCACGTCCACCTGGGCATTGGCTTGCGCCAGTATGACGTCGCCAAACTTGTTGATTTCGGTCACGGCCCATTCCGCGTCATCGGTGATGACGAGGTTGCCCTTGGCTTTAACCCGCACAGCCGAGGCGAGGGTTACCGTCTTGGTAATACCGCCAGCGATTGCAAGGGTTAGGGTTACGTCTCCAGCCGCCATGCTCTACTCCGGGTCTGGGTCCGAGCCGTCCCAGGCCGCTATATCTGCGCCGACAGTTGTGGCGTTGGCTTTGACTTGTGCCATCTTCGCCGTGGCAACGTCGGTCTTCCAATCGCCACCTTGTGAACGGTACTCGTTCAACCCGTTAATCGCCGCGTTTGCCGCTGACCTTTTTGCGGCCAGAATATCCAGCGCTTCGTCGTTTGTCATCGCTAAACTCCTAGTGCTTGTTCGATTCGTTTAAGTCGCTCGTCCATCGCCTCGTTCTGGGCGTCCATCCGCTCACGGTTCTGGAATGCCGCCGACATCGCAAATTCAAAGTCTCGGCCTAGCACCGTGAATATTTCAGGATTACCATCATTGTCGGTAGTCCGCTCTATTACTCCAACGCGCTCCATGTAGTCCAGGGCATCAGGGTCACGAAGCGCCATAGCACGAAAGTCCATTACGTCATCACGCCAACGGACGATGCCGCAACAATCAAACATTTCGTTACTGGATTTACCGCAATCATCACAGGCATAGTCGCTGAACGTCCCTGTCGGGTGAGTGGTGTTGTAGGTGGTGACAGGTGGAGTCGCGTTGGTCACGCGGAGAGCATCATTGGTTCCCAGCGCATTACTATTCGACAAAACAAAAGCGACTGAATTGCTGTTGTCGTATCCCAATCGCCAGTTAACGTCTGTTCCCGTTTGGCGATTGAATCGCACAAAAGCATCCGAAGTGCCATCGCTACCGTCTGCCGTGAGATATAGTATGGAGTTTGAGTTGGCGGCGGTGCTTGAGTTTTCGACTTTTATCATGTTATCGCCGCCAGCGTTGGTTGTAGCCACAGACAGATTATTCGCCGACCAATCGTTGCCCGATGCGCCGACGTTGAGGAGGTCGTTGTTCTCCAGACTAAAATCACCCGCATCGGTAATTTTAGCCCTTAAAGTACCGCCAGTGGTCGTGGTATTAGTGGCTGTATAGAAACGTATTTCCTCTACCGCATTCATCCACGATGACCCGCCACCAATAGTTACCTGAGAATAAGTATTCTGAACTTCTCCCCACATCATAGTCATTGGTTCTTCAGCATTAGTGTAGTGAGCCAGACCAATTCGGCTATTTTTAGTTGTGCTATTAGTACGAGTAGCGGCAGATGCGTCACTACCAAGAACAAGTGCAAAGTTACCTTGAATATCTAGATTCGCTCCATCTGCATCAGCGTGACCGCCATGCGGACTCGTCGTACCAATGCCGACGTTGCCAGCGGCTTCAATCGTCAACTTAGGGGCGGTGTCAACTTGTTCTCCCTGGCTAATCTTAAATTTCTCGCTGTCACTTCCATCATGACCAATGGCCCACGTTGCATCGCCAGAGCCAGTGCCGTCGTTGTAGAAAACAATCTTCGCATCATCTGTGGAGTTTGCATCTGAGTCGGCCTGAAGTCTTAATATCGCTGACCCTGTTCCTTGAATATTTAACGACCCAGCCGTCCAATCGGAGCCACTGTTCCCGACGTTGGTGATGGTGCTATTTTCCAAACTCAGTTCGTTGGCGATGAGGTGCATGTCAGTTGCAGTAGCAATTTTGAAACTTATTTTCGGCACATCCGTTAATACAATGGCTGAATCTTCAGTATTATCAGTGCCGTGTTCCGTGATAATAATCCCACCAGCACCATCGTTGTAGATACTGCCTTCTCTAGCATCTCCAGATTCAGTCAGGCGAATATGCGGCGAGGCAGTTGTCCCTGTTTTCTCAAGGTGGAGTAACGCGCTGTCGGATGCCGTAGCCCCAATCGAAACATTCCCATCGAACCTCGACACGCCAGCGTCCACGAAGAGGGCGTAGGTGTCGGCGTCCTCGATGTAGAGGCCGTAGTCGTTAGTGGCCCCTGCGGTCATGTCCTCTATCCAGATACCCGCCTGAGTTGTGGGGGTCCCAGAGGCATTGGCGATGCGGATGGCTGAGGCTTCAGCCAGTGTTACACTCCCCGCCTCAGTAGGAGCAACCACATATATATTAGTAGCTTTATTGACTGTTAATGCAGAGGAGTCTGTTATCGTAGTTGCGCCAAAGTCAACATTTCTAACAAGTGATGTAACTTGTGTCGTTCCTGTGTAAGTCAGCGTGTAAGGACGAAATATGCCAAGGTAATATCGTGCAGTCGAGCCAGATGCTATGACTGCGTCCTCCGTATCCCAATCATGTGCAGCAATCGTAGCAACTGTATTTCTTGTATCAATCTTGTAGTAACTAACCGCTGAGTTAGCCATATCAAAGGCGTCGGCGTCATCATCTGTCAGGGTGACGTTCAGGCTAGCTGCGGCGTTAAGCGTCAGGTCGCTAGTGGTTGTGGTGATGTTGGTCGCCTCTTGGAAAGCGAACTCGCCAGCAGAATAGTTGAGGCGATTAGAATCTGCAATGCGGAACTGCATCGTGGATGCTGGGGAGTCACCAGACCCACGCATAAGTATGCCGTGGTAATTATTCGTATCTGTCTGTCCACCACCATAGATAATTCCTGCATCGCTATTGCCATGCAGGAGTTGTAGGACGGTATCCCCGCTGTTTTCAAGTGTGAGAAGTGTATTAGAGGCGGCAGTAACGGTTCCAGCCGTTGCCTTCCAAATGTGAATACTATCTTGGTCTGGTGCAGGCGGCGAGTTTCCGAGCGCAATAGTGAGACCGCCAGTGCCAGCGGCTTGCAAGTCCCAATAGGTGTCGGAGCCGTCAAATTTGATTATGCTGTCGCTACCAGTGCCAAATCGAATCGCGGCATCATCCTTGAGTATTAGAGCATTTGCGCCAGCATCCCAGGTCATATCTTTAGGCGATGTGTCTCCGTAGAAATACACATCTTGGTTTGTGCCATCTGCGCCGAAGTAGACATCTGCCGTGAACTTTAACCCCGATGAGTCAGTGATAACCCCATTGGTTATTACGGTGTCTCCAATAGTGAAGTCTGTGGTTGCGTCAATAGTTGTTCCCGTTATCCCTGCAAACTCGACAGAATTACTTGTGCCGACTCCGATGGAAGTTCTCAGGGTCGCCCCACTCTCTGCCACTGGGTCGGTGGAGCCGTTGCCGACAATCATCTCACTATCAGCGAGAACCGCCATTGCGGTAATCGCGCCAGACCCAGACCCAAGAAGAATACCGCCGTCGGTCAGCGTCGAGACTCCAGTTCCCCCATACGCCACCCCGACATCAGTCCCCTGCCATACGCCCGTGGCGATAGTGCCGAGGGCTGTAATCTGGGTCTGTGAAGCGTCAACACTCAGCGAGTGGGCTATACCCTCCCCGCTGGTTGCGCCTGTCGAGGTGATGCCCGTGCCACCAGTAACAGTCGCAACATAGTTGCCTGTTGTATGGGTGCTAAGAGTGATTAGATTGTTAAGGGATGTCGCTCCGGTGCCGCCCTGGTCAACGGCTACCGTTGTGCCTTCCCAAGTGCCTGTTGCGATAGTGCCTACCGCAGTTATCTGAGTCTGTGAAGCATCTACACTGAGGCTATGCGCTATTCCTTCTCCGCTCGTTGCGCCTGATGATGTGATGCCTGTGCCGCCCGTAATGGTTGCGGCGTAGTTGCCAGTCGTATGAGTGCCGAGGGTAATCAGATTGTTGAGGGTTGTGGCCCCAGTTCCACCTTGAGCCACTGCCACCGTTGTGCCTTCCCAGACTCCAGAGGTTACGGTGCCAATCGTCGTGCTTGTGCCGCTGACTGTCAGGTCGGCGAATGTGACGCTCGCAGTCGTCGCAAGGTTTTGGTCAATCGTCGCCGTCTCGGAGATGGTGAACGTCTTGCCAGACCCGCCGAAGGTGATGGTGTTGGAGTTGCCCGAAGGGTCGATGCTCAGAACTCCCGCCGTGCTGGGAGCCTTGAGTTCCCACCCTGCGCGGTCTGCGGCGGTCTTGAAATAGCCCGTCGCAGAGCTGTCCTCTTCGACCTCGATTCCGACGCCCGTTCCGCTGGAAGCAGAACCGCCGTCGTTCAACGTGATTAGCTTGTCAGCTATCAGAGTGTTGGTCGTGCTGACGGTGGTGGTTGTGCCGGAAACTGTCAGGCTTCCTGGGATGCTGACCGTTGTGCCGGATGCCCCAACCGTCAGAGTGTTAGAGCCAACGGTGTCGAAGATGGTCTTGTTCCCCACCGTCATATCCAGGTCGGTGAGCGCAGTGAGCGCACCGCCGTTGATGGTGGGTGACGTCAGGGTCTTGTTTGTAAGGGTCTCAGAGCCTGTTAGAGAGACGATTCCGGCCTCGGCGTATGTTCTATCAACCCATGCGCTCCCGCTGTACTGGAGGACGTCGTTGGCGGCTGGGCCGGATATGGTGGTGTCGTTCAGTTCGGCAATCGTGTCCTCGGTGGCAATCTGGGCATCCACATAGGCCTTGATGCTTTGCTGGGTCGCAGGCTGAGTTGCCGAGTTGCTCGACATGTCATCCTGGTCAAGGAGAACAATATCAATCCACTTGCTCGCCGTCGAGGAGTATTGGAGCAAGTCGAGGTTGGTGTTGGCGGCAATCGTGACGTCAGACAGATTGCCCAGCGATGTCGGGCTGGCGACGTATTGAAGATTGGCCCCACGGAACGAATGGTTTCTCATTGGCTATACCTTCTGGGCGTAGAAGTCGGCCTTGTCGCCATTGGTTCCGACATCCACCCAAATATCATAGAGGTCGAGGAAGTTCTGGTCAGTTTCGAGTGTTACGCTCTCGCCACCGTCCAACCCTGTGGACGTCGAAGAAGCAACGTCAGAACCGCCAATAAATAACTGCCCTGAGTTTGCTTTTTGGGCATAGATGAGAACCCGCCTAGCCCTGAGAGACGAAGCGTGGAGCCTGACCGCTGTCCCAGCCGTTGAGACCGTCTGGGAACCCATTGCATGAGTTGGTGTATGAGAAGTCGCCATCGTCTATCCTCCAGCACTGCCACAACCAGGGATTCAGGAGTTGTCGGCTACGAAGTCCACCTTGTCCCCGTTCGTTGCGGCGTCTGCATACCAGTTTTGTAGTTTCTCGTAACCCTCGAAAAGCACCGTGAACGCATCGCCTGGGGAGACAGCCACTCCGAGCGTCGAGGATACATCGCTATAACCGACGTATACGGCGCCAGTGTTATCGGCCCGCGCCCGCCACATGATGCCGCGCACGTTGCCGGATGTGGTGTTCTGAACTCGCGTTCCTGCCGAGGAGACCGTGATTGTTCCGATGACAGCCATTAGGATACCGCCCTGTTCTCGGATTGCTTGTCAGCCATCGAACGGTTCTTGGTCTTGCGAGCCATTCGGAATTTGTCAGGCATGGCCTCGGTCATCCGCTTGGCTACGCCAGCGGACACTTCGACCACTTCGCCTGCCGGGATAGTGATGCCCGCATAACCGAGGTCGTCCGTGGTGATGTTTCTAACTTTTGCCATTATTAACTCCAGAGAAGCGGGACGCCCTGGGACTCTACTCAGGACGCCCCGCCATCGCTACCTAGTCTCTGGTCTAGGCAACGCCAGTTATGTCGTATTGCAGAGCCGTGTGAGTCTGGCTCGACAGAGTGCCGCGCTGAGTCAGAGCGTGACGGAAGGAAATGGTGACGATGTTGGAGCGTTTCTGGGTGTCCCTAAAAACGTCAACCGCCATGTCTCGCCGGAAGCCCTGATACCACTGGGACTTGTTCGTTAGCAGAACGGTTCCCGTGTCGGTGCCGTTGCCCGCGCTGGTGACCTTGCCGTCTGTGTCGGCGAGGCGCATCTGCTCGGACGCTATGACGGGGATGCCGCTGATGGCTCCAAGCTGGCCTGTGAGAATGGTCGCGTTCGGCCCCAGCTTGTCCATCGTTCGGAAGTTAGTGATTCCCTGCGAGCGGATGAATGTGTTCACGTCCATAATCCAGACGCACTCGGACGGGCGGGTTCCGTACTTGCCCAGCTTCGCCCGAATCTCGTTATACATATCATCCGAAACCGCCGCGTTGTGGTTGTTCGCCTGGCTGGTGTTGTCCACCAGTGCGGCGTGTCGAAGGCCGTCGTAACCGATGAGCCACTGGGCCTTGTTCGCTGTCGAGGTCGCAATGGTCGCGCCGTCCGCGTTGATGTTATTGGCGGCGGTGGTGTCGGCGTTGAGAATCATGTCATCGAGAACTTCTGCCGCGTTGCGCACCAGCCCAGACCTAATCTCAGGAAGGACGGCGATGATGCTGTCCTCTTCGATGCTGAACGAGAAGCTGACCTGACTGACCAACTCGTAAGCGGTCAGGGTCTTCTTCGCCGTCGCCGGAGTGGACTCGGTGGCGGTGGTGTTCTCTGTCCCTGGATACCAGCTGGTGTCGCCCAGCTGAGTCGGGATATCGAAGGGGTTCGACGGCATCGCTATGGTCGGAATCTGTGGGGCCACCTGGGTCTGGAGGTTTATGTCCATCCAGAGGGCCGAGGCCTCAAGCGTCGGAACCAACTCATCGCCAGTTGCCGAGCCTGTGGCAGTCAATGCGCGGCTGGTCGAGTCGATGGCTCGGCTGTGCGCCCGAAGCATGGACTTGGCATACGGGTGCCGCTCGAATCGCTTCTCTGCGGCCCTGAGAGCCGCTGGGGTGGAGTCACCCGCCGACTCGATAAGCTGTCGGGTCGCATCGCCCACGCGGTCAGCCCACTGTCGGTTTGCGCCTTCGGCGATGCCCCTC